GATTTGTTGGGAAGCACAGATATATTTGACGAGATAACTTTATCGGATGGTCGAATGTTAGGGGATCATCCCGAAGTAGTTAAGATGTTTTCTCAGTTAGCAGAGCAAATTGGGGAAGACAATCTAGAAGGTGCTCCAACAGAACTTGTTATGACACCGCAAGAGGCTCAACGTCAAGTTTCAGAGATGACTAGACGAGACGGTCCATATTGGGATAAGATGCACCCAGAGCATGACACTTATATAGAAGAAGTGTTACGGCTCCGAGAGTATCTATAGCGGATAACCGAAAGGCCCGTGAAAAAGCTTGTAGTCAAGCGGACTAGTTGCCCTAAGCAATAGCATTGGCCCCCTTGGGACAACCAAGCGAAGCAAACCCGAAACTGAAACTGTAAAGGAGAGACTTATGTCTACTCAAATTACTACAGCTTTTGTCAATCAGTTTTCTTCTAATGTCCAAATGCTATCACAGCAGATGGGTTCTTTGCTGCGAGATGCAGTAGATAGTGAAAGCGTGAATGGCGAAAAAGCTTTTTTTGATCAAGTAGGTGCAGCGTCCGCTGTTCTACGTACTTCACGCCATGCAGATACGCCATTGGTGGAAACACCACATAGTAGACGTATGGTAACAATGTCAGATTATGAGTATGCCGACTTGATTGATGATCAAGATAAAGTGCGTTTACTTGTTGATCCGACTTCAACCTACAGCCGTGCAGCAGCCGCTGCTATGGGTCGCGCAATGGATGATGTTATCATTACTGCGGCTCTTGGCACGTCAACTACTGGTAAAGATGGTAGCACTTCTACGGCGCTTCCCTCTACACAGAAGATTGCTCATGGATCTGCTGGATTAACTATTGCGAAGCTTCTAAGTGCAAAAGAAACCTTAGATGCTAACTCTGTTGATCCGTCAATTACACGGCATATTGTTGTATCGCCAAAGCAAATCTCTGATTTGTTAAACAATACAACGGTAACTTCATCTGACTTTAATACTGTTAAAGCGTTAGCACAGGGAGAGTTAAACACATTTGTTGGTTTTAACTTTATTGTGTCAAATCGCTTAAACACTGACAGCAATAGTGACCGTCAGGTTATTGCCTTTGCTTCAGACGGTATTAAGCTAGCTGTTGGTAAAGAGCCAGCTGCTCGTATTGATGAACGTGCCGATAAATCCTACTCAACGCAAGTCTATTACTGCCAATCTATCGGTGCTACACGCATGGAAGAAAGCAAAGTAGTAGAAATTGCGTGTAACGAATAAGGAGATTGATTAATGGCTACCGTTTATTCAACACAACGTACTAATTCACGAGCTACACCAGCAGTGATGAACAAAGCAAACGAAATGAGTGGCAGAATAAGAGTTGCTCATGGTACTTATGAAGCGTCTTCTTTAGCGTCTGGTGACGTTATTGAGATGTTTATTATGCCTGATGGCGCAAGATTGCTAGAAGGATCACTTGCACATGATGCAATGGGTTCATCCACAACCTTGTCAGTTGGCTATGCTGCACATACTAACGCAGCTGGTACGGCTGTAAGCGCGGCTGCTGCTGCTTATAAAGCGGCTGCTGCGTCTACATCAGCGCAAAAGGTAGACGTAATCGCTACACTAGCTTTAGGCTCCGGCACTGAGTTAGATGCTAACGAGGACGGTGTACCTGTAACGGTTACAATGGGCGGTGCAGCTGGCACTGGTACTGTTGAACTAACTGTTAAGTACGTTCTAGACTAATAGAGTGGGGCGCGTTTGCGCCCCCTCTTTCACATGGAGATAGTTGATGACAAGTACGGTTGATATAGCAAACTACGCACTAAACCTTTTAGGAGCGTCAAACATTTCTAGTTTTTCAGAAAACAGTAAGGCTGGAAGGGTTGTTAATCAGTTTTACGAAGGAACACGAGATACGGTTTTTAGATCTCACCCTTGGAATTGCCTGATTACTAGGGCTGAGTTGGCGCGAGAAAGCGAAGTTCCAAACTTTGGTTACGCTTATCAATATGTTTTACCGTCTGATCCGTTTTGTTTACGTGTTTTAGAATTTAGCAATGGAACTCTTTCTTACCCTCAAGACAACATGACAAATAATACTGGTGGTCCAGTATTTGCCATTGAAGGAAGAAAGCTTGTTACGGATGAAGCAATAGCAAAAATAAAATATATTGCTAAGGTAACAGATCCACAACAATATGATCCTAGTTTAATTCAAGCATTATCTGCTAAACTTGCTGCTAACATTGCATACTCGATAACAGGATCAAATAGTGTTGTTCAAACAATGTACGCTAAATATGAAGCTGAGGTTAAGGAAGCACGGTTTAACGATGCTACGGAAAGTGCTACGCAACGTTTAGAAGCAAGTGATTTGATTGAGAGTAGGTTTTAGGAATGGCAAGAAGTGCTCCAGCTTTAAGTTCTTTTACTGCTGGCGAAATCAGTCCGCGCTTAGAAGGTCGCACAAATATTGAGAAATATCGTGAAGGTCTTTCTGATTTGACTAATATGGTTGTAATGCCTCATGGTGGTGTAACCAGACGTCCAGGGACAGAGTATCTTGGTGAAGTTAAAAGTAGCGCCGTAAAGACAAGACTTATTGCTTTTCAATTTAAAACAAGCGACACATATATCCTTGAGTTTGGCAATCAGATTATGCGTGTATTTCGCAATGATTTACAGGTCTTAAACTCTTCAGCAAAAACAATTACTGCTGCAACAAAGGCAAATCCCGGCGTATTTACAAGTAATAGTCATGGTTTTAGTAATGGTGATGAAATATACGTTGATAGCCTAGGAGGTATGACAGAGGTAAATGGTAGAAATTATTTAGTAGCAAATTCAACGACTAACACGTTTTCTTTGCAAGATCTCTTTGGAAACAATATAAATACTACCAGTTTTACAACTTATACATCTGGTGGAACTGCAACAGAAATATTTGAAATTGCAACACCATATTCTGAAGCTGATTTATTTAATATTAGATTTGCTCAATCTGCGGATACAATGTATCTTGTGCATCCATCATATGATATACGCACCCTAACGAGATCGGATCACAATAATTGGACTTTCGCTACACTTTCTATTTCTGGATCTCCCTCACCAGGATTAAGTGGATCGGATAATAGGCCAAGTTGTGTTTCGTTTTTTGAGCAAAGACTTGTATTCGCAGGTACAAATAATAATCCGCAAAGTATCTGGTTTAGCAAAAACGGTGCTTATACAGACTTTACAGTAGGTACAAACGCGGACGATGCGTTGATCTATACGATTGCGTCAAACCAAGTTAATGCTATCCGTTATCTCTCTGCAACAAGAGTGCTTACGATTGGTACATCTGGCGGTGAATATGTTCTTACTTCAACAAATGACGGTCCTATAACACCAACAACAACACTTATACGTAAATATTCTAACTATGGATCTGCTTCAATAGATCCTGTGCAAGTTGCTGATGTAACATTATTTGTACAACGTGGCGCACGTAAAGTCAGAGAGTTTAAGTTTGTTGGAAATGTAAATACTGGTGGCTACGCTGCACCAGATATGACTATTCTAGCAGAGCATATCACAGATGGTGGTCTTACACAGTTTGCGTATCAGCAAGAGCCAGATAGCGTTGTATGGGCTACAAGAGCCGATGGTACGCTTGTAGGCATGACCTATAGACGCGAAGAAGAGGTTGTTGCTTGGCATAAGCATGTGATTGGTGGTGCATTTAGCGGTGGGCAAGCTGTTGTTGAAAGCATTGCAACATTACCATCTGATACTGGCGAAGATGAATTGTATATGATTGTGAAGCGTACAATCAACAGTGTAACAAAAAGATATGTTGAGAAACTTAAATTGTTTGACTTTGGCGCAAATACAACAGGTGCTTTCTTTGTAGATAGTGGACTATCATATAGTGGTAGTGCTGTTAGCAGCTTATCAGGTTTGTATCATTTACCTGGTGAAAATGTTTCTATATTAGCTAATGGTGCAAGTCATCCTGATAAAACGGTTGCATCTGGTGGTGTTGCGCTTGATTTCTCTGCAACAAGTGCATCTGTAGGATTTGGTTTTACAAGTAACTTAGAAACATTACGTATAGAAAGCGGTTCTGTTGATGGTACAAGTCAGGGTAAACCTAAACGTATTCATGCAATAACATTACGTTTATTTGAAACTGTAGGTGTAGAAGTTGGTAACAGTACTACCGAGTTAGATCGTATACCATTTAGAGATAGTTCTATGGATATGGATACAGCCATACCATTATTTACAGGAGACAAAGAGATAGAGTTTCCTGGTGGGTTTGAAGATGATGACCGTATTTTTGTGAGGCAAACGCAACCACTGCCATTAACGGTATTGGCGTTGTTCCCACGCATGAATACATTTGATTTGTGAGGTAGATTATGGGCGGTCTTTGCACAGGAATACAAGTTTTCACAGGATTAACTGGCGCTGTTAAACAGAAAAATGCGTCTGATAAAGCTGCTGAGAAAGCGCAAGCTGCGGCAAACTTCAACGCAGAAATGATTGAGCGTGATATTGGTTTGCTTGAAAGACAACGCGGTATTATCAATGCACAGTTTGCAATAGATGGTGTAAGAAATCGTAGGGCTTTTGAAAGTGAGATACAAGGTCAAGCAAGATCTGGCTTTGGTTACGCTGGCTTTGATATGAGTCGAGGTACGCCACTTGCTGTGTTGCGTATAAACGCTAGAGAGTTTGACTATCAAGAGGCTGTTAATGAGTTTAACAATGAAATGACAAACATGCAGATAAGTGACGAACAAGAAAACGCACGTCTTAATGCTGAGTTGGCACGTATGGAAGGTAGCGGTGCCTCTGCTAGTCTCCGTGCTCAAGGCACTGCCTCTTTAATAAGTGGGTTAGGTCAAGTAGCAGGTCTTGGCTACCAACGCGGAATATTTGGTTCTGGTTCACAATATTCTACAAGAGCGTCAGGATCTAACTTTACAACTAGCCTACGTCCAATGCCACGTCCTTTGTTGAGGTAATAATATGAGAATACCAGTATATCGAGCAGAAGGAAGAGTAAGCACAGACATGCCGGGGCGTCCTATACGTGCAAGGCGAAGTGTGGGCAGAGAGGCTGAACAGGAGTTGGCAAAGGCTGCACCAGCAAAGGCTGCATTGGCTGCAATCGGTGAATACGCTGAAACACGCTACAAGATGGAAACAAAGAACAATCTTGATAATGCGTTGTTAGACGCACAAGAGGCGTTGCGTGAGAGGCGCGAAGAGCTTTCCAAATCAGATTTATATGGCAGTGTTCTTGATGGTGATGATCCGATATGGACGCGAGAGACAGGTAAGCTACAGCGTGAGTTATCTGATCGAGTAGGTAGCGATAGATATGCACAGCAACAGTTTCAGTCACAGTTTCGTCAGTTAGAGATACAGAATAGATTTGCATTACGCGGTGACATTGATCGCCGTGTTGAAGTTGCCTCTCTGCAAAACAGAGAAAGAAAACTAACGGACGTTGAAAACCAGATAGCAAGTGGTCAGGATCTCAGTGTCATATCTATGGCATTGCAAGGTGTCGTAAACGATACACAGAAAATGGCACAGATAAAGGCTGGTGATCTTAGCAGTCTTTCAAAGCAACAATATGCTATGATTTATAACGGTACGGTACGTGCGCTTACAAACTATGCTGATAGTGCAACAAGTGGTGTGCTTGCTATAGATGAAATGAGACGTGCGTTACGTGATAGCTTGCCAAGTGACTTTTATGGTCCAGAAAAAGA